AACAAGTTTGGTTGTTTTCTAAAAATACTATATATTTATATATGTAAACCAAAAAATAAAAATATGTTAACCATTATTATTGTATTAGTACTCGCCGCTGCTCTTATTTTTTTCCTTACAAAAAAAGGTAAAATTGCTGACACTAACCACAACAACATTCCTGATGTAATTGAAACTAAAGTAGAAGCAGTTGTAGCTGAAGTTAAAGAAGAAATTAAAAAAGTAAAAAAACCAATTGCCAAATCAACAGCTAAACCAGCTGCAAAAGCCCCAGCTAAAAAAGCAGTAAAAAAATCAAAATAATATATGAGTGAGATTAAAAAACTAGAAGCTGATGAACTTCAATCTGTTAAAGAAGTTAAACAAGAATATAATAATTTAGCTTTAGAATTAGGTGAATTAGAATTACAAAAAGCTCGTTTATTAGATTACCAAAAAATCATAGCAGATAAAGAAGGTAAATTAGCTAATAAATTAACTGAAAAATATGGTCCTGGTACAATTAATATTGATACAGGAGAAATAAATTAACAATATGTATTGTTAGGTGTTAGGAGTTAATATAGAAGAACCTCGTCAGCAATGACGGGGTTTCTTCGTTTTATAATATAACTCATATATTTATCAATAGACAAAATCTAATTTAAACATGGCGCAAGAAACATTAATTTCCCCAGGTGTTCTCACAAGAGAGAACGACTTATCACAAATAACTCAGCTACCTCCTTCAGTTGGTTTAGCTTTAGTTGGCCCAACTGTTAAAGGACAACCTAACATACCTACCGTTGTTAGATCATATAGTGATTATGTAAATCGCTTCGGCGGTTCATTTATCAGTGGTGGCGCTTCTTATGAATTTTTAACTTCAATAGCAGCATTTAACTATTTTCAACAAGGTGGTACTAGTATATTAGTAACAAGAGTAGTGACTAGCTCATTTACACCAGCTTCAGCTAGTGTAATGATATCAGGTAGTGATTCAGTATCTTCATTCACTTTAGAAACACTAAATTATGGCGATATGGCTGATAATAGTGGTTCTATTTTAAGTAACGGTTCATTAGAAAGTGGATCTCAAGAAAATGTAAGATGGGAAGTAAGAAATGTAAACTCAGGTAGTGGTACATTTACTTTATTAGTTCGTCGTGGTGATGATAACACAAATACTCCTGTAATTTTAGAAACATATACAAACGTTTCTCTAGATCCAAATCAACCAAACTACATTGAACTAGTATTAGGTAACCAATCCAAAACAGTTCAGTATGACGCTGATATGGGTGGTTATTATATTAAAATATCTGGTGACTATCCAAATAATAGTCGCTATGTAAGAGTAAAATCAGTTAACAAAACTACTCCAAACTATTTTAACAACGCCGGTGGTGTTGCTGTAGATGGTACAGGCACTAGTTATTCAGCTTCATTACCATTTGCTGGTAGTGGTTCTTATGGTGGTTCATTTAATTTTGCTGTAGGTAACGATATTCCACTTATTGGTAATACTTTATTTAGTAATATTGGTGCTTCAACTCAAGGTTTAGTAGCTAGTAATTATGTAACAGCAAGTAATATTTTATCTAATAAAGATGAATATGATTATGAATTATTAGTAACACCAGGTTTGATCCAAAATCAACACTCATCAGCTGTATCAAGTTTTGTTCAAAATGCTGAAAACAGAGGTGATTTCTTTTATATTACTGATTTAACAGTTTATAATTCATCTATTGGAACTCCAGCTAACGTAGCTGCTGGTATGGATACTAACTATGCAGGTGCTTATTGGCCTTGGGTTCAAGTTGTATCTCAAGAAACTGGAAAGTTAGTTTGGGTACCTGCTTCAACAATTATGGCTGGTGTTTATGCTTTCAATGATAGTGTAAGTGCTGAATGGTTCGCTCCAGCAGGTCTTAACAGAGGTGGATTAGGTGGTGTTATTCAAGCAGAAAGAAAATTATCTCCAACAAATCGTGATAATTTATATGCTGCTAAAGTTAATCCAATTGCTACTTTCCCTAATGTAGGTGTAACAGCTTTTGGTCAAAAAACATTACAACAAAAATCAAGTGCTTTAGATAGAATTAACGTTCGTAGATTATTAATTGCTCTTAAACGTTACATAGGTGATATTGCTAAAACATTAGTGTTTGAACAAAATACAACAATCACTCGTAATCGTTTCTTATCTCAAGCAACTCCATACTTAGAAAGTGTACAACAACGTCAAGGTTTATATGCGTTCAAAGTAGTAATGGATGATACAAATAACACTCCAGATGTAATTGATAGAAATCAATTAGTAGGTCAAATTTACTTACAACCAACTCGTACAGCAGAATTTATCTTACTTGATTTCAACATCTTACCAACTGGTGTAGAATTCGGTTCATAAGTTTAATTTATTAATATTTATACTAAACAATAGACAATGGCAGTATTAGACCCAACAGAAATCATGTTCACAGCATTTGAACCTAAAGTTCAGAATCGCTTTTTGATGTACATCGATGGTATTCCTTCATATTTAATTAAAAAAGCATCTACACCATCTTTCAACGCTGGTGAGATTGTATTAGATCATATAAATGTTTACCGTAAAGTAAAAGGTAAAGTTAGGTGGAACGACATGACTTTAGAATTATACGATCCGGTAACTCCAAGCGGCGCTCAATCAGTAATGGAATGGGCTCGTTTAGCACATGAATCAGTAACAGGTAGAGATGGATATAGTGATTTCTATAAAAAAGATATACGCTTAGATATCTTAGGTCCTGTAGGTGATGTAGTGGGTGAGTGGATTATTAAAGGAGCTTATGTTAAAGAAGCTAACTTTGGTGAATATGATTGGTCAAATGAATCTTATATAACTCTTGGTATGACAATTGCCATGGATTATTGTATTTTGAATTACTAAAAATATTCAATATATTTTAAAGAGCCGTCCTTTTGGACGGCTTCTTTTATCTTTATATATTTATATATACAAAACAAATACAACGTTATGGAACAAAAATTTAAATACCCAACAGAACAAATTGACTTACCTTCTAAAGGTTTGCTTTATCCTCCTGAATCTCCACTATCAAAAGGTGTTATTGAAATGAAGTATATGACAGCAAAAGAAGAAGATATTCTTTCTAATGCTAACTTTATTCGTCAAGGAACAGTAATTGATAAACTATTACAATCAATGGTTGTTACATCTATTGATTATAATGAGTTACTAAATGGAGATAAAAATGCTATTTTAGTAGCTGCTCGTATTTTAGGATATGGTAAAGATTATGAATTTATTTATACTGATCCTAATACTGGAGTATCTGAAAAAGCAGTTATTGATTTAACTCAAATCGATTCACTCCCATTAGATGAATCTTTATACACACCAGGTAAAAATGAATTTAATTTCCAATTACCTTTTTCAAAAATAACAATCACTTTTAAGTTATTAACACACGGTGATGAAACTAAAATTGATAAAGAAATTGAAGGACTAAAAAAGATAAATCCGCAATCAGCAACATCAGTCACTACTCGTTTAAAACATTTAATATTAGCAGTTAATGGAGATAGAGATCAAACTTCTATTAGAGAATTTGCTGAAAATATGTTAGCTAGAGATGTAAAAGCATTTCGTAAACATATATCTGAAATCACTCCAGATCTTAACTTAAAAGTTAGTGTGACTACAGCTAGCGGCAACGTAGCGGAGGGCGTTGATCTTCCAATTAATACAAACTTTTTTTGGCCTGACACCGAGCTATAAAGCTATATTATTAGATGAAATACATACATTATGTTATTTCGGAAATGGTGGTTTCACACACAGTGATGTTTATGATATGCCTATTAGATATAGACATTATCATTTAAAAAAGATTAGTGAGTATGTTGAAAAACAAAACGCAGCTATAAATAAAAATAATGGACAATCTGAAATGGTGTCATCTCCACCATCTAAAGTACCAATTCCTGACTTTGCAACTAAAGTAAGAGCGCCTAAAAAATAGGTGCTCTTCATATTTATACCCGGTAAACTATATAAATAATATATGTCTTTTAACAATCCAATTAGACGATTTTTCGAGGTAACAGCTGGTGGGGCTAGTGCTGGTGATATTCAAAATCAAGAAGAATTTAACGCTGAATTAAGAATAACTAATAATACTCTTATTTCAATAGCTAATAATTTAACTGAACAGTTAAAAACACAGAAAGAACTTGGAAAAGAAGTAGAAAAAACAAATGAAGATTATTACAAAGATTTAACTAAAACTCTTAAAGCTGCCTCTAAAGAATCATTTACATTAGCTGAAAATGCTGAAGCTTTAAGTCGTGGTGCTTTAAGATCAAAAATAGTAACTGATCAACTCTTAAAATCAGAAAGAGAACGTAATAAAGCTATAATACAATATCAACTTCTTGAAGAAGATGGAGTAAAGTTAGGTGAAAAAGCATTACAAGATAAAGAAGCTGCTTTAGCTGCTCTTAATAAAACAATTGATAAATTTAAAGCTCAAGTACTTGAGGCTAAAAAATTAGAAAAAACAGCAGGCTTAACAGCTAAAATATTTGAAGGTATTAAAGATATACCTTTACTTAATAAGTTTATTGATATTGATAAAGTAACTGAGAGTATTTATGAAAATGCTAAGGAAACAGGAAGTAGTTGGAAAGCTTTTGGTGTTGGTTTATCATCATCATTAGGACAATTAAGTTCTAAATTAAAAGATCCACTTACTCAAATAACCTTATTAACTGCATTTTATGGTAAAATAATAAAAGCAGCTTATTCACATAATGAGTTATTAACAAAAACAGGTAATTTATTAGGAGCTAGTAAAGAAGAAGCTAGAGGATTATATAAAGAATCTTTTAAATATTCAACCACAGCTCATAACAGTTTTATAACAGCTAAACGTTTATTAGAATCTCAAAATAAATTAAACTCAGCTTTAGGAACATCAGTTAATCTAGGAGATAAAAATTCTGAAGCGTTTGCTCGTTTAAGTCATTTCTATGGATTAAGTGAAGAATCAGCTGGTAAACTAGTTGAATTAGGAGTTGAACAAGGTAAAAACGGTATTGATATTCTTAATACTACTGGTAAAACATTTGGTATACAAAAAGCTCAATATGGTGGTACATTAGCTCTTAATAAAGTATTAGACAAAGTAGCTAATATTAGTAGTGATATATATGTTAATTTTAAAGGCAATACTGAATCAATAGCTAGATCAGTAATGAATGCTGATAGATTAGGTTTATCTTTAGAAAAAGTAAGTCAAATAGGTGAATCATTACTTAATTTTGAACAATCAATAGAATCAGAACTTAAAGCAGAACTACTAACAGGTAAACAAATAAATCTAGAAAAAGCTAGAGAATATGCCTTATCAGGTGATATAGAAAATCTAACAAAAGAAATAAGTAAGCAAGTAGGAGGTATTCATGAGTTTGAAAAAATGAATGTTATCCAAAGAAAGGCATATGCTGAAGCCATGGGAATGAGCGTTCAGGAAATGTCAACAATGCTTCGTAAACAAGAATTTGAATCTAAATTAGCAGGTTCAACAGCTAAATCAGCTAAAGAAAAATTAGAATACGCTGAAAAAAACGGTATTAAAATAGATGATGCTCTTAAACAACAATATGAGCAAAAATCTTTAGCAGATGAACAAAAAGAAGTATTTGAAAAAATAAATAGCATTATAGGTAAAATAACAGAAGGACCTATGGCTAAATTTTTAGAAATAATAGAAAAAGTTCTTCATAAGGTAAATAATTTATTTGAAGCATTTGGTAAATTTACAGGTGGTATTGCTGGTGATGCTTTAGGAGCTGTTCTTTTAGGAGCACCTTTATTGATTGGAGCTACTAGATTATTAACTGGAGGTATTAAATCTATGTTAGTAGGAGCAAGAGGAGCAACCCCTGCTAATCCTCAATATGTGTATGACACAGCTGGAGGTGGCGCTGGAGCAGGAGGAGCTGGAGGAGGAATAACAGATATGATTAGTGGTGGTAAAGGAACAGCTGGAAAAAGAGCTTTAGTTAAAAAATTCGGTAGTGCAGGAGCAGCTAAATTAGCTATGAAAGGACTTAAAGGAGGAGGAATAGCAGCTGCCTTAGGACTTGGTACAGAATTAGTAGCAGGACAAATGGAAGATGGAGGCGCTAAAGATGTAGTTTCTGGATTAGGCCAAACAGCATCATATGCTGGTACAGGAGCAATGATAGGCTCAGTAATACCAGGTATAGGTACAGCAGTGGGTGCTATTGTTGGTGGTGGTATAGGCTTAATTAAGAGTTTCTTTGACACTGAAGATTCTAGAAAAGAAAAAGAATCTCAAGATAGAAAATCAAGTGAAGAACAAATGAAAAAAACAACAGACTTATTAAATCAATTAGCTGTTCGACCTATTAATCTAAATGTTGGTGGTAAAACCATTATGGAATATAACACCGCATCTGATTTATTTGGAATTCAAAATAGCTCATTTAATAAATAACAAAAATATAACATATTTATATAAAACATAGTATCATGGCATTATTTGATAAATTAAAAGATAGTACACTTAGCTTAAATGGACAACCAGGTCTTAATTTTGAAAATGAAACACAACGTTTCACATCAAATATTCAAGCTTTAGCTAGAAATAATAATTTAGTATCCTCTCAAGATTTACAACTTGGAAGAACATATGGACAATCTCCAAATAGAACTACAGTTCCAACATCAGTATTAGATATAAATGGTACAACACCTGCTAATTATGATGTATTAAAAACATTTAGTCTTGATAAAAGATTAGAATTTAGTAGATATGGATTAAGAGGTCAACAAGGACCTAATTTTGAAAATGTAAGTCAATTAAGTACTTCTGATATCCAAGCATTAGCTAGTAATAACATACTAAAATCATCTCAAGATTTAATATCAGGTAGAAAATATGGAACTGGAAGATTTTCAGTATTTGTACCACCATCTTCATTAGATACAAATAGTAATCCATTTTATCCATCATTAGGTGGTACTAATGCTGTTTATAAAAATAAAGGTCCTAAAGAAGGAAGATACTAAAACCAAAAGCAATAGATGCCATTTCTAAACTTAAACAACAATTGGTCTGATTTATCTAAATACTACAATCAAAATTTCAATAGCAAACCAGAAATACCTGCTATTAGATTCAATGATTATGGTGATGGCCTAATACGTGGTGGTATATTAAATACAACTTTAGCATCTGTTAGAGACACAGCACGTATAAGTAAATTTTATGCATCTGGACGAGGCGCTTTATTTATAATTAAACAAGTTGGATTACAAAAATCAAATCCAGAACTTGAACTGCCTGCTAATAACGGACCTATATCTAATACCAATTTAAGAAAACTAAATGTAAGATCATCTTCAAGTTTAGTGAACAAAGCAGCTAATGCTATTAATACAGTTTCAACTGTAGCTAATAATTACGCTAATAAAATTGGTCCAACACGCACTTATAACTTAGGAATTAATACATTAGCTCAAATACCACTTAACGCTATAGGAGGCCATATTATAAGACATGGTTTAACACCTGTTGGAGGAGTTGGATTTTTAGGAGGAGATAGTAGTACTATTCAAGGTTATAATTATGAAAAAATAACTAACGACAATAATATACTTCAAGGATTTCGTGATGCATTTTCTGTAGCTTCAGGATTATACAATGATGATAATCCTAATAGATTAATGAGTTATTTATCTATTATTAATAATAATGATAATGGAGTTACTAATTTATTAACATATGATGGTGGAGCTTCTTCTGTCTATGGGATTGGTCAAACCCGTATTAATACAACTAATGTTAGAACTACTATAGGTAAAAGTATTCTAACTCCAGGAGCTAAAAAAAAGTTAAATGGATTTACACCATTAACTAATAATCAAATTATAAGTGCTCCCCAAGCTGAATTAAATAGTTCTTTAAAAGATCAACTAACAAATTCCCCTCGTCCATCAAATAAAAATATAGCCAACTTTAATATTGAAAGTAGAGTAGGTGTATCACGTATAAGCGGAAGTAATACTAGAACAGTTGATAGTATTAATGCTATAAGTATACTAGATAGTGGAACTTTTTACAATAATTCACTTAAAAATAATGCAGATGTTAGTTCATTATTCACTTATTCAAGCGGTTCAAAAAGCCAAGTTAATGGTGAAAGTAAATTTGGTCGTGATATAATTAAATTTAGACTTGAATTTTTAAATAATAATGTTTCATCTACTGTCACAGATGTATTAGCATTTAGAGCTTATATTGATGATTTTAATGATGGAATGAGTGCTAGATGGAATCCATATCGCTATATGGGTAGAGGTGAGGAATTTTATGTGTATGATGGTTTTACAAGAGATATAAGTGTATCATTTACAATGTATGCTCATTCTCCTGAGGAAATGAGACCATTATATCAAAAGTTAAATTATTTAATGTCTACATTTACACCTGACTATAGTGAAAAACTAAAAATGAGAGGCAATATAGGTTATTTAACAGTTGGTGATTATTTATATAGACAGCCAGGTGTGTTCACTGATATTAAATTAAGTGGATTTCTAGATACACATTGGGAAATAGCTTTAAACGATCCAGAAGGTGGTGATGATATGAGTCAGTTTGAAATACCAAAACATATTAAGGTAGCTTTATCATTTAAACCAATACATACATTTTTACCTCGTAGAGCATATAAAGATACATTATCCAAATCACCATTTATTACAATTGATAAAGCTGCATATCCCGCACAAGCTGGTAATAATTTTAAAAAAGATGATAAAGGAAATAGTGTGCAAAAAGATACAGTTACTAACAAATATTTGGACTAGTCAAATTTCCCAATTAAATTCATATTTATTATCATGGATCGCTATGATAATAATAATATACTTCTAACTACTCCTACGGTGCAAGATCCAAAGGTAATCAGATATCGTTCATCAACTAAATATCCAGATGTACCATTATCTGAAACCGATGTTTATCTTTACACAATGCGTGGGGATAGATTAGATAATTTAGCTTACCAATTTTATGGTGACTCAACATTATGGTGGATACTATCAACAGCTAATCCAGATTTGCCAAATGATTCATTATATCCAACTCTTGGTTATCAGTTAAGAATACCAACTGATATTAACCAAATATTAAATGATTTTGAGCAACTAAATAATTAAAAAGTGTTATGTCAATATTTAAAAGTACTCTTAAACCTGAAATAGCAGCTCAGCTTAAAGCTCGTGAAAAAATCATTTCACAAACTTCAGATTCTGGTGTTAAAGATAAAAAAGGTAATCCTATTTTTAATATAGGTACATTACCTAGAGATAGCAACTTTCTTCGTTTTGCAGCTGGAAAAAATTCATGGGTTAGAATGGTATCATTTGTTGATGCTGACTATGGTTGTAAAAAAATAAAAAACAGCAGTGGTGAAGATATTATTAATCCAACAACAAATAAACCAAAAGTAGAATGTTTATATACAGGTAATCAATTAGCTAAAAAATATATTTTAGAAGGTGGTACTTTATATAACAGTGGTAAAGAAGGAGATGATACATTTTCTCTCAGAAGAGGAGTAAATAAAACAGATGGAGTGTATGGTAGTAATATAGATAGAATATCTAACACAGGAACCACATTAGATAGACCATTAGGTTTAAGACCAATGCCTGGTATTACATCATTAAATGTTACTAATAAAAGTGCTTATGGTTCATTAAGAGAAGCTACTGTTGAATATTACTGTTGGGATAAACATCAATTAGAAGAAATAGAACTTCTATATATGAGACCAGGCTATTCAGTCATGCTAGAATGGGGATGGTCACAATATCTAGATCATGGTGTCGCTAATGATATAAATAAATATCCTGATAATATATCAATAAAAAATTTTGATCTTAATACTATAGATGCTTTTAAAGCAGAAACTGAAGATTATGTTTATAGTCAAATTGATGAACTTGTATCAAAATCTAAAGGTAATTATGATGCTATTTTAGGACTTGTAAAAAATTTCTCATGGCAATTAATGCCTAATGGTGGATATCGTTGTACAACTATACTAATATCTAGAGGTGAAGTTTTAGAAACAATAAAAGCTAGTTCTAGTCCTAATATTATATTAGGTAGTACACCACCTCCTGCACCTGTTAATATTGATGGAACAACAGTTGGATCAAGTTCTCCTATTTTTACATTATTTGAACGAATATTCTTAACAATTAAGGCCGCTATTAATAAAAGTGAAATAACAAATCCTGATGGAGAAATCAGACAACAAATAGTACCAAAACCAAATCCAGAAGATCCAAATACACCTCCTCCTACTCTTTCAGAAGACGCTCAAGCTCAGTTAGATAAATTTGATACTTATGCTTCTGAAACATATAATTCTATTAAGTCTAATTTGGAAGATCAAAAAATCAAATACAAATTTGACATGGGTGATCAATTTGTTGATAGAAATTTTAATTTAAGTATAGCTGGTTTAGGTTTAGTTAGGTTATCTGAGGCATCAACAGACGGTACAGGTATAGAATACATGAATATGAAAACATTCATAGTTATACTTAATAGATTTTTTATACCTAGAAATAAAGAAACAGGTGATCCTTTACTTTACCTAGTAATACCAGAAGAAACAACTTGTTTAATGAGTGAGGATAGTGTTAGTATTGATCCTACAATATGTTTGATAAGTAATGATTTAGCTACATTTATAACAGATAGTGAATCAACAACAGATCAACAAGATCGTGGATTTAACCCTTTAATGTTTAATGGATTTACATTTGATCCTGCTTTAAATTCTTACAAAGCAGGTTCATCATATGTCTTACCTTCCTTTTATAAACAAGATGCTATTAAACAAAAAGATGGTTATAAAGTTGTTAGTGTAGGAAAAATAGGAAATATATATATTTCTATAGGCAAAATATTAGAAGTATATAGAAAATATTCAGGCGGAGAAAATGGAGTAGATATAACTAAATTATTAATAGAATTACTAGAAGACATATCATTTGCCTTAGGTGGAATAAATGACTTCAAATTATACACTAATAGAAATATTATCCAGATAATTGATGCTAAGTACTTAGAGACAGGTGAGGGCGCTAGTAGTAAATTCATGTTTGATACATTTGGTTTAAAAAGCATATGTCGAGATGTTAAGATTAATTCTCGTATATTTTCTGAACAATCAACTATGATTGGTATAGCCGCTGGTTCATCAGGAAATGTTAAAAATTTAGGTGATATTTATGTTTCAACACAAACTTATTTTAATGAAGGATTAAG